AAAGAAGAGTCAATGAAAGAAGCTGCTGAAGATAAAAAAGAAATGAGAGAACCTAAAGCAGATGGTGGCATGGAAAAACTTATAGAAAAAGAAAATGCCCAAATGGCTGAACTATATAGAGAACAAAAAGAAGAAGGTGGCGAAATGAAAATGCTACCTGACGAAAAAATGGAAGAACAATTTGTAGACTTTGTGATAGATGAAGCTCTATCCGAAAAAGAAGAGTCTATGTTAATGGAACAACTGGAAGCTAATCCTGAGTTGAGTATGATATTCGATAAAGTGATTGAAAAAGCTTCGGAGTTTACTGGAGCCGGAGAAGTCGAAGGACCCGGCACTGGGACCTCTGATTCGATACCTGCAAGGTTATCGGATGGAGAATTTGTCTTTACAGCAAAATCAGTAGAGCAGATTGGTGCAGACAACCTTATGAAAATGATGAAGGATGCCGAAGCTGCTTACGATGCTGGGGAAGATAGAGAAAAAATGCAAGAAGGAGGTCTTCAAGAAATGTCAATGGACATGGAAAGAGACATGCCTAACAAAAAAGAAGTTGAAGTAACTTATAATGTTAATCGACCTGAAACTGTTTCTACAGTGCAACCACTGTTAGCAAGAGAACAGGAAGAAGACCTTATAACTCAAAAACTTAAAGAAGATATGTTAGGACCTTCTAAAATGCGTTAAATTTAACCGAAAGGCGACCTTTACAAGACAAGCCCTGCATGTACAGCAGCTACCTTGAAAGATTGTTAAAGCACTTAATAGGAGAATAAGATGGCTAAAAAAGAAGAAAAAGCTAACCCATATAATTTAAAAAAGAGTTGGCACAATGTAGAAGATAAACAATTTGTTTCATCTGAATCAATGTACTTTCCAGACCCTGAAAGTAATACTGTAGAAGAAAATACTGAAGAGTCTGTTCAAGAAGAACAAGAAGTTCAGACAGAAAAAAAAGGTGACTACAAGCGACCCGACTATAAAAAAAGATATGATGATTTGAAAAAACATTATGATAGTAAACTTAATGAGTTTAAACAGAAAGAGCTTGAACTTATAGAACAAGCACAACAAGGTAAGGTAAAATATACCCCACCTAAATCTGAAGAAGAACTTGCTGAGTTTAAACAAAAATATCCTGATGTTTATGATGTAGTAGAAACAGTTGCTACTATGCAAAGCGAAAGCAGAGCAAAACAACTTGAAGAAAAGGTAAAACTTTTACAAGAAAGAGAACAGCAACTTATTAGATTAGATGCTGAGAAAGAACTCAAGGCAAAGCATCCTGATTTTGACGATGTTAGAAACAGTGATGATTTCCATGATTGGGCAAAGTCTCAACCTGAGTCTATACAGAATTGGATTTATAAAAATTCTGACGACCCAGAAGCAGCAAGTAGAGCTATAGATTTATTCAAATCAGATATGGGAATAACTAGCAAAGAACAACAGCTATCAAGAGGCTCTGAATCTAAGTCTTCGGCTGCCGATATGGTGTCTACTAAGACAACTAATGTCGAGCCGAAAGAAGCAAAGATTTGGACACAACAGGAGATTCTAAATTTATCTCCAGCTGAATTTGATAGACTTGAAAAAGAAATCGACAAAGCTTGGGATGAAGGAAGAATTAATTAGATTAACTTAATTTTTAACCCAAAGGAGAATAAAAATGGCACAGTATTTTGAACCTAGTCCAGATACAAATGCAAACTTCGGTAACTCCGTGAGTGGTCAAGGAAATAGTTTCTTTTTACCTCAAATTTATTCTGCTAAAGTATTAAACTTTTTCAGAAAAGCGAGTGTAGCAGAAGCTATTACAAATACCGATTACTCCGGAGAAATTTCAAACTTTGGTGACTCTGTACTAATTATCAAAGAACCTGAAATTAGTGTTTCAGATTACACCAGAGGAAGTGACCCTAGTGCAACAAAATTAACAGACCAAGAAACATCTTTGGTTGTTGATTCAGCAAAAGCTTTTAAATTCATCGTAGATGATATTGAAAGCAAAATGTCACATGTTAACTTTAAAGAGGTGGCAACATCATCAGCAGCTTATGCTCTAAGAGATTCTTTTGACTCAGCAGTATTAGCATCAATGTTTAGTGGTGTTTCATCTTCAAGCCCAGACCACATTTTAGGTGCAGATGCAGTAGCAGCTACACAAACAATGGGTCAGCATCAAGGTGGTTCTAATTCTATCGACCTTACAGGTTCTGATGGAACAGGAACAGACCCATTAGATGTTATGGCTTTTATGGCTAGATTACTTGACGAGCAAAATGTACCTGAAGAAGGTAGATGGTTTGTTGCTCCTCCAAGTTTTTATGAGCAACTATCTCAATCTGGCTCTAAGTTACTAAGTGTTGACTTTAACGCAGGTCAAGGTTCTATTAGAAATGGTTTAGTTTCTAGTGGAATGTTAAGAGGCTTTAATATGTACAAATCTAATAACATTGCTGCTGCTTCTACAGCAAGTGGTAAAGTGTTAGCTGGACATATTTCCTCAACAGCAACTGCTCAAACAATTATCTCAACTGAGGTCCTAAGAGACCCAGATTCATTTGGCGATATTGTTAGAGGATTGCATGTTTATGGAGTAAAAGTTTTAAGACCTGAAGCATTAGTTTCAGCATTTTACGCAATAGACTAGAAATAGTTAGGAGGGGTCTTCGGACCCTTCCATTTTTTTAAGGAGAACAATATGTATCATAATAAAAAAAGAAAGCCAATGGCTTATGGTAGAGAACCTATGATGGGTGGTGGCGATATGTATAGAATGGCTAAAGGACATGGTGGCGAATCTAAAAAATCTGGAGACTATTCATCAATATCTGATATGGAAAAAGATTGTAATAGAAGAGTTGGTTACAACGAATCATTAAAATCAAAAGAAGATAAATAATGAAAGTTAAAGCACCTAAAGGTTATCATTGGATGAAACAAAAAAATGGTAACTTTAAATTAATGAAACATAAAGGTAAATTTGTACCACATAAAGGTGCAAGTTTAATGGCAAACTTTGCAATACAAAAGGTACACAGTAAATAAAATGTTAAGTGAAGCACAAACAAAAAAATTAATAGCTGCATTAAAGAAAGCTTCTAAAAGTCATGCTGGTCAAGCTAAGATTTTAGAAAGGTCTTTAAAAGCTAATAAGAAAAAGAAAAAGTAATGGCAACAACATATCTTGATTTAACAAATGAATTGTTAAGAGAACTTAATGAAGTTCCTCTTACTTCTTCTAATTTTTCAGGAGCAGTAGGCTTTCAAGCATTTGTTAAAGATGCAATAAATAAATCTATATTTGATATTGCTAATCAAGAACCACAGTTACCTTTCTTTTCAGCTGGAGTTAGTGGTAGCACAGACCCTTTTTATGGCAATACTACAGTTGCTACAGTTGCAGGAACTAGATGGTATTTATTAAATGCTAGTAGTTCAAGCATAACAACTGACTTTGCTTCAATAGATTGGGATGATTTTTACCTGACAACAATAAATGTTTCTGGAGAATCAGCTCCTCATGTATCAAAAGGTTTACGATTTGTAAATTTAAATGAGTGGCGAAGATACTACAGAGATAGCGAAAACGAAGATGATGCTGGTAGTCAACAGTTTGGAGAACCTAAATTTGTAATTAAGTCTCCAGATAATAGAAAGTTTGGATTAAGTCCAATACCTGATAAAGTTTATAATGTGCATTTTTATGCCTTTACAAAACCCACAGCTTTATCAGCACATGATGATACTATAGTATTACCAGAACAATATAGTAATGTTATAACTTCAAGAGCAAGATATTACATTTGGCAATTTAAAGAATCTCCTCAACAAGCAGCATTTGCTTTAGAGGATTATAAAAAAGCTATAAAATACATGAAGTCAAATTTAATAAATCCTGCTCCTAAGTTTATGACAGACGATAGAACTTATTTTTAATTATGGCTCGTTCACAACCTTACGCAGTTGCTTGTGATGGAGGATTAGTTACTGCTTCTAATGCTTTAGATTTAGTAAGAACTCCCGGAGTAGCAACGAAGTTACAAAATTTTGAAGTTTCTGTAAAAGGAGGCTACAGAAGAGTAAGTGGTTTTGCTAAGTTTGGTGGTGATAGTGCTGTTAAACCTTCAGGTGCAGTAAATACTATATTAGGAGTATTTCCTTACGCAGATGGAGTTATAGCTTGTGTAGATGATGATATTTATTTTAGTAATACAGGAACAAGTTGGTTACAAATAAATAGAAGCTCAGTATCAGGAAGTGGTGATAATCATAGTACTTTTACTGGCAGAAGTGTTTTAAATAGAACAAGTCAAGGACAAGTACAGTTTGCTATATTTGACACAGCTACATCTGATTATGGTACAGTATTTATAGCAGATGGAGCTAATAAAGTTTACAGTTTTAGAATGGAAGGAACTGGTATATTAACTTCTAGAACTTTCTTTTCTTCAGAAGTTACTGTATCAACAACAAAA